ATAGATGGGGCAACCATGTCTGGCTAAAACCCTCGGCTGCAAACGCAGCGTCTTGTATCACATAATATTTGGGTAAGGCCAGTGCTATGCTGGAATTCAAAGGATTGTAGTCTTTGAGATTGGGTAATTCTAACACATCGCCTGCCATGAGTTTGCGACCAAAAGTATCAATCATGTCGTTGTAGTGGAACGTGATAAACAGGGTATCGTTGTTTAAAAACAAACCAAATTGTGTGAGATTGAAATCAATGTCTTGATTGCGATAAACACCGCGCATCACATACACATCGGCGTCGTATTTGCGGTCTCGGTTTTCTAGCAACAGTAAATCTTCAATGAACAAAGGATTGCTGGTATCGTAAACAGGCAGCGTGGCATCATTGTCCCCGATGTCCCCGGTCTGTGGACCCAGATATTTGTGGACATAGATATCCAATCCACCCACAGTGTACATTTCCGAAATGGTGCGATCGAAAAAGCGATAGTCGTTGGTTTTGTTAGGGCGGTATAAACTAAGTCTTGGCATGATCTTGTATTTATGGGAACGGTTGACCAGAAAAGGTAAACGTCATATAATACTGCTATGGATGAATTGGTGCAACGAAGTCAAGAATGCCGGACGCAATTAGCCCAGATTTCAAATCGACGGGCCCAGCGTGATCTCCAGATCATGCTAGATGCAGCAGACAAACATCTCACTGAACTCAGCAAAGAAGCAGTGACCTGCCGCAGATTGCAAAAAGCAACACGGCGTTACGAGGAAATACACCAACAGGCTGAACAAGCCCTGCGCAATTTTGAGCAGCACTTACTAATGGCCAAACTGAAGTATTGATATGAAAATAGTCCGACTAGACCGCCGCTATAAAGCATATAAACAAGGATTCCGGATAGCCCTGAAGTTTCCTCGATACTCCGGTGATGGTGGCCGATATGATCGGGGCTGCGAACGCATCCTGGGTAGCCAATATCAATCAAGTCCAACGGGGGAGCCGCCGGTTTGGAAGGACTTTTTTGGAACCCAAACATCCATCATTGATACTTTCGAACCGGGACAGTCGTTTAACCACTTGGATCCTTCCTTGACCATACGCTCCTACTACATCGCATTCCGAGACGCCAAGTATCTGACCTGGATACAGTTGAGCATGACCGAGGTTGACTCAAAATGAGCAATGTGTTACAATAGCCTTTTAGCCTCAAGGAGCACACATGGCCACAGCCCGTAAAGCCCCGATCACTGCCAAGCCCGCGGTGCGATCACTGATTCCCAAAAGCGGCGATACCAAATACACTGGCGACGAGCCCGAATGGCGATTGCAGCCCACAGAGCATCGAGCAGGGCATCTCAGCAAAGCTCTGTCCTGGTATGGTTACTTCTATTGCAAGAAAGAAGCCAAGGACATGGTCGTGGCCTGGATGGAGTACAACGATGCCAAACTAGACGCCAAGCGAGTGCGCACCTTGCCAGACAGCGCATTCACTACCACACTGGGCTTCATGTGCAGGATGAACATGGTGGGACTAGAATTCAATGATCGCGAAGGCCGTTATGTAGCCGATGGCATCGAAGCCCTGTTGGCACTAAAGCAGGCGCCTGTGAAAACAGCAGCCGAGGTCGAAGCAGCAGACGCAGCCACAGCAGCAGCCAAGCCCAACATCCAGGACCGACTGCGCGAAAAAGTATCAGAGTGTGCAGGTGAGATGGAAGGCCTGTATGACGACTTCCGTGTGGGCGGTTGCAAACTCACAGCAGACTTCAAACCCATGAGCCTGATGCGTGGCATGAACATCGCACCCCAAATGGTCTCCGACATCGCCACCATCTGGAAAAATCATCAAGCAGAACTAGAGACTGCACTCAAGGGCAAAGATGCCCAACTGGTGGAAGGCTACAGTCATCTGGGACGCAATGAGCTCAAGAACATGGTCAAGTTCTGCGAAGCAGTGGTCAATGACTGCGGTGCTTATGTGCAAATTAAAAAAGTGGAGCGCAAGCCGCGCAAGAAAAAGGCTGTGCCTCCAGAGAAGCAAGCCGCCAAGTTCAAGTTCTTGCGCGAATTCCCAGAACTCAAACTCACGTCAGAACCCGCACACCGTTTGGTAAACTGCGCCGAAGCCTGGATGTATCATACCAAGAAGCGCAAGTTGATCCACGTGGTAGCAGACAGCCATGTGGGTACCTTTACTGTGAAGAACAACGCCATCATTGGGTTTGATACCACAGAAACTATCCAAAAGACGCTGCGCAAGCCAGCAGAGCAAATCAAAGCACTGATGACAGGAGGTAAGCCTGCTGCTCGCAAACTGTTCAAGGACATCAAGGCCACAGAAACCAAGTTCAATGGGCGTGGCACAGAGGATATAGTGATCCTCAAAGCCTGGTAATAAATATGGCATGACTCAATATGTGCCAACCCGGAAGTTAAAAATAATTGAATTTTATATCACCAATGTTTGTAATCTAACATGCAAAAACTGCAACAGGTTCAATAACTTCAATTTCCGTGGTTGGCAGAAGTGGCAAGATTACGAACATGAATACGCCCAGTGGGCACAGAATCTCAAATTTGATTTCATAACCATCTTGGGTGGTGAGCCCTTGCTAAACCCTACCATCCTTGAATGGTGCCAAGGCATCCGACGACTTTGGCCCGAATCATCTATACATCTAGTGACCAATGGCTACCATATGAATAAAGTGGCCGGGCTGTACGAAACCATACGTGACAATAAAATTTTGCTCAGTGTAACATTGCACAATGAGCACGAAGAATCTTTTATCTATGGAGAAGTAAACAAGTTCCTAGATGGCGGAAAAGAGAAATCTCGCAACGAAGCGAAAGGATACATCCACTTTGAAGATCGGCAACTACCAATGGGTGTTTGGACACAAAAAGACTATGAGTTTGTTACCAGTGCTCTGTACAAGACTCCTGACAATAAATTTTCTTTGCACAACAGCGACCCACACATAGCGCACGATCACTGCACCTTTGCCAACGGTAAAACGTATCATTTCGTCCGGGGCAAACTCTATAAATGCGGTCCGGTGGCCCTGTTTCCTGAATTTGACTCCCAACATTCATTGGACATCTCCGACAGCGACCGTCAACTCATAAACTCGTATGAGCCCTTTTCCGCAGAAGATTTTGCCCAGCGCAGCGACGAGATATTAGAAAAAATTGATCAGCCCTTGCCACAATGTAAATTCTGTCCGGAAAATTACGAGACTTCACAGATTTTTGCGACCCGCAAAGGCTCGGCAAAAACCATAAATATAATCGACCGGAGCTAAGTTAATGGCTGAAACCACACTCGAAACACTGAAACAAAATCTCATAAATTATGTACAACTCCAACTGGCCAATCAGATCATTGACATTGAGTTGGATCCTGCACACTACGAAGCTGCGTACCAAAAAACCATTGGTGTGTATCGCCAGCGGGCCCAGGCAGCGTACGAGGAAAGTTATAGTTTCCTGACTTTGGTCACAGATGTAAGCATCTATACTTTGCCCCAGGAAGTGATCCAGGTGCGACAGATTTTCCGACGTACTTTTGGTGATTCCAGTGGACAACAGGCATCAAACTTTGATCCATTCACCCAAGCCAGTTTGAACGTGTATCTCCTGAACTTCAATGTGGCAGGTGGTCTGGCCACGTACGATTTCTACACCCAGTATGTGGAACTAGCCGCTCGTATGTTTGGAGGTTATGTGAACTACACCTGGAACCCTGTGACCAAGAAGTTGCAAATGGTACGGGACTGGCGCGGCACAGGCGAGAACGTGCTGCTATGGACCTACAACTTGAAGCCCGAGATTAGCTTGCTCAGCGACTTCCAGATCAGCCAATGGATCCGAGATTACATGGTGGCCAACTGCAAATATATCATTGGCGAAGCCCGTGAAAAGTTTGGTAGTATCGCTGGGCCACAAAGCGGCACCACTCTAAATGGCACAGCTATGAAAGCCGAAGCGCAAGCCCATATGGACAAATGTATTGAAGAACTCAAAATGTATGTGGATGGCTCACAACCAATAACATTCATAATTGGTTAATCAAGTATTGCTCACCAACACAGCCCGTGCTATAATACAGCATGGACTTGATGATCGACTTAGAAGGTTTGGGCACAGGCCCGGACACTACCATACTCACTATCGCCGCTCAGGCATTTGATCCTTTGGGTGAAGGTTGCTATGACCAGTTCTACTACGCCAGAGTCACACTAGAAAGCCAGGAACACCGCAGCATACAGCAAGGCACTATAGACTGGTGGGCCACTCAACCCGCTGCTGCTCGTGATGAAGCGTTCAACGAGCAAGGGCGCATACCTCTGGACCAGGCCCTGGACGAACTGGGAAAGTTAATCTGGAAGGCCAAGCGTGTGTGGGCACAAGGTCCCACATACGACATGAACATCTTGGAGCACGCCTACAAGAGCTACAACAAGCCCATCCCTTGGCAGTTTTATGCTGTGCGTGATAGCCGCACCGTGTTCAGCCTGTGGCCCGACCTGCAAAAACCAGCCACTAGCCATCATGCGCTGGAGGATTGTAGGCGCCAGATTAAATTGCTGCAAGAAACTCTAGCTTACTTTAAAATAAAGGCACTGGCATGATCATTGGTATTTGTGGATTCATTGGCTCGGGCAAGGACACCATCGCTGACTATTTGGTCAATGTGCGCCAATTCCGCCGCGTGAGCTTTGCAGGCACACTCAAGGACGCTGTGAGCGCGGTATTTGGGTGGGATCGTGAACTGCTAGAAGGGCGCACCCAGGAAAGCCGCGCTTGGCGCGAGCAACGTGATCAGTGGTGGAGCCAACGACTAGAGCAGGAAATCACTCCCCGATATGTACTACAGCAGTGGGGTACAGAAGTATGCCGCCAGGGTTATCATGATGAGATCTGGGTGGCCAGTTTGGAAAACCGCTTGCGCAACAGCCACAACAATGTGGTCATCACAGACTGTCGATTCCCCAATGAAATCCAGGCTATCCATCGTGCCGGAGGGCAAGTGATCCGTGTGTGCCGTGGTCCCGAACCTGAGTGGTATGATCTAGCTGTGGCTGCGAATAGTGGTAGTTACGTTGCCAAACAACAGTTGGCCAGTTACAATGTTCATGCCAGCGAAATTGCCTGGGTGGGCACAGTATTCAATGCTGTGATCGACAACAACGGCGGCTTTGATTCCACGTTTGAACAAGTGGAATCAGTGGTATTGAAGTCCTAACGGTCTGCTTCGAGATCTCCTGCTCTCCA